CATCGACCAGGAAATACAGCCCGGCTAATATGATAAGGCAAGTATCCCCTAAACGCAGGTAGAACAGGGTATAATGAGAGGGGAGAAAATTCCGATGATTCCATTTGGGTTTTTTATCAATTATCGGATAATATTTTAACATGGGTAAGAAGAAAAAATCAAAACCCGAAAAGCCAGAATCCAAACCCACCGAAAAGGGAGTGTCCGTCATGGGGGAATCTAAGGTCAACGATAAGGGAAAGATGGTGGTTGATATGGAAGAAAATAAAAAGGATAAAAGTTGGGTTTCTCGCGCATATAAATTGCTTTCATTTGCGATTCGCGACGCACTGTTGGTTGCGATTGCTCTGTTTATTATCTTTGCATTATTCACAGATTGTCCAACAGCATGGGGGGTTGTAATGAATAATGGGTTTCCTGTTTTGGCAGCATTGTTGATATTTATCGCAGTGATATATATAGCAAATATTCAGTTTAGTTTTTCGCAGGGTTATTTTGATACAAAGAAAAAAGGATATAAAATCGGATTTGTAATTATAAGTATTTTCTTTATATTTACCACGATGAGAACAATAGGGAGAGAGTATTACCTTCCCTATTATTTTTCAACAAACACCCCCACTCAAATTATTGTCATACAAACTAAAATGGTCATTCAAACTGTAGAAGTTACTCCCTCTATAATGACTTCCGCAACAAATACACCTACACCAGAAGTTGCGCCAGATCAAGCGGATATATACAAAAAAGCAATCAGGGCTGTAATTGAACAACTTTTAAGTGATTGGGACAAAGAAATTTTCCCTGTCTCATGGGATGAAAACGTAACAGATAATTACAAAGAAAGATATTTTAAACTATTTGGAAATGAGGGCGGAATTGCAAATTTCTTTGGTAATACAAAAAGAATGATTAGTAGCGAATTAGAATTTGAATGGAGAAATAATGGCACTGAAGTATTAGTTAGCATGACAATATATTATGGAGAAAATAACCCACGTACTAATTGTAAATATTGGTTTTTACTAATCAAAGATAATGAAAAAAATATATGGCTAATAGAAACCGATAAAACAATAGCTACACCAGGATTACCTCAAATTTGTCCTGAATAAGGAGATGAATTTATGACAAAAGACCCAAAAGACAAGAAAAAACAAGAAAAAAAGCCCCCAAATATCGGGGGCGGTGGTGAAAAAGAAAAAGAATCTCCCACTAGGGAGGAATTCTTTACTCTTCTAAAGAAACTGGTGAAAAAGAAGCCATCCGGTGAAGGAAAGTCCGAAACATCGGAGTAACATCATCCCTATGGTTATATCGGAACGCATATTCATCCAGGTACTTTTGCAAGTGTTGAGGGCTAACGCTTCGGAACACGCCGCGAATACCATTCTTGACCATCGACCAGAAGCCTTCAATCGTATTGGTATGAACATTACCGATCACGTAAATATTATTGGAGTGCAAAACCTTATCATGCTGGTATCCCATTCGGTGCAGGCGGTTGTAAACCGGATATTCGTCTGTGTAGATTTGCGTGCCCTTTTGGACCTCGTTTTCCACAAACGGGAGAATGGTAGAGCCTTTGGTATTCGGAACGGCTTTGACCTCGATTTTACCTTTGCGTTCAACAACACCCACAACCGGAGTTTTATTCTCAGAGCCGCGCCCGCGCTTGCCACCTCTGTGCCGACCACCAAAATAACTTTCGTCAATCTCGACCTCACCGCCAAACGGGTCTTGATCTTCGTCAAGGCATTTGCGAATTTCGTTGCACATGCGCCAAGCAGTCTTGTAGGTCACGCCCGTTTCTCGTTGAATTTGCTTTGCGCTAATTCCACCACGCGTTTGTGCCATCAGGTAGCCCACATAAAACCAAGTGGTCAACGCGGTGCTGGATTTGTGGAATACTGTTCCAGCGCAAGGGAAAATGTGATTCCCGCATTCCTGGCAACTATATGATTTACGGGTGTTCATTGCATGATGCTTAGTAATCTTCCCACAACTTTCGCAGTAGATACCTTCAGGCCATCGGTATTCGACCAGCCATTCCAGGCACGCGGCATCGTCAGCGAAATCAACTTGAAAATCTTTGATGGTGTATTTCTGCATCGGGGATTTGTGGGTGTTGTTATCGTTCATCTTGTACCTGCTTTTGTGGGATTAATTATGTCTATATTATACAAGAAACGACACCTGCTGTCAAGGGATACTTACCAAAATTTGAAGTTGTTTACATCTGCGTTTCTTGCTATTGTCTCTTTATCAAGTTTTGTAGAAACGTTAGAAATGTCATGGATGTGGGCATTTCTTGGGTGGACCATTGTCTTTGTTGAGGTTTGGTAGTGGATTGCGTCTACCACGCTTTCACGAATCACATGGAACACTTGCACGAACCCCAACTGTGCGCTGTATTCGATGCTTATATCTACTTCAAACGTATGTCTCATGGTAATAACCCCACATTCACTTTTGCTGGGGTCGTGCCTTACATCTACTGGCAAATGCTGCTCAACCACAATACTCGCGTGTTACGACCAGTAGAAATGAGTATTGAGCGTATGTATGTGGATCAAAAAGAATATTGGGATGAGGCCAATCCTTCCCAGCGCGCTCTAATGAAATCAACCGACTACTGGGGCAACTGGGTAGATGAGATCGCATTGAAACCGGCGATTTACTGCTTGCTGAATGAACAACATGCAACGTTCTCGCACGATATTCCTGATTGGCCTGGAGCGCGAGTTTTGATGGCAATACAACTAGTGAAACAAAATGAGAAATAAAATGTCATACAATCTTGATTCTATAGAAATACTGAAAGGAAAGTTAAAAATTTCTAAAAAAGATGTCTTGGACCTAAAGCATGACTTTAGGAAACACTTTCCAGAAGGATGTTTCTTGCATGCCATAAATCTGCGTCCCAGTGAATACAATGACGAACTTATATCCCTAGATAATATTTGTTGGTATGGTGTAGGTTCTGGAAGGTCTTATGAAATTCTGGAAAACGAGATATTTCCAAAGTTGAAAGGGAAGGCCACAATTATTGAGACATGGGAAGTAGGAGATACCATTGAAAAGTATACGCTTGTGAATGGTGTAAAAACTAATATTGAGAAGATTGTAATAAACTGGTGAAACAAAAGGAGAAAACTGATGGCTGAAGTGCAAACTCATACTGTCACAACTACAAAGATCAAAGTTGAGAAAGAAGTTGATCCTCAAAACTCCAACTCTGGCAAGGTTGTAGTTGAAGCCTCGATTGGTGCAAAAGGTTTGAATTCTGTTAAGATTGAGTTCAAAGACTCTGGCGCATTCTCTGGCAAACGTAAATCGGACACATTCTCGTTGCCGCGCAAGAACACCCTCAAATGGATGATGACGTTGGTTACTGCTTTGAAAGAGGCTATGACCGAGATTGAAAATCAAATTATGTGAATAAGGAGAAATAGCCATGTGGGATTTTCTACTACAATTAGCAGTTCTCATTTACATCTTAATGGGGATCTATAACGCCGGTCGATGGCTACCAAGTGCGCATGCTGAAATACATGCTAAACCGCACGCAATCAAATCAGCGCTCTTATTTGCTGTAATAACAATTGCATGGTTGCCATTAACTATTTCTGCCTATTTCGAATTAACCAACTTTAAGGAGTAGTATCATGACTAACCAAACTGAACAAGAAGTAATCGTGACCCCGCAAGTGATTGTCACCCGCGCTGGACAAGAAGATTGGATACGTCCCTTCGTTGAAATCGCAGAGGATACTAACCACGACCCGTCCAGCATCAGCGATCCAGATATGATCGCACTCGTAGCGCGCTATATGGATATCAGTGTGGATGAACTAGAAACTCTGGTTCTTGGCGATGCTCGCGGCGAACTCAAAGTAGGCCGCCCTCAGACCGGGCATATCAATATCCGTCCTGCGACTGTGTTAGGGGTATTCCCGCTGTTCACTTTCCAGACATTTGACCTTTCCGGTTTTGAACAATCTTGCGACATTGTCGCTGCTTGTGACTTGCCGGGAGAGATGCAAGATGTTCTTGCCCGTCCTCGAATCGCAATGGTGGTCCTTCCTCGTATGACCGGAACACTGGTTGCTATAAAATCTAAAGAATAAGGAGGTAGAGCAATGTCTAAAATCAAATCTAGGTTCAAAAAAGTTCCTATCAGTCCTGCTAACCGTCAACTAAACGCGTTGCTCGCGTTGGGTTGTCCAAGTCCTGAACAAAAAAGGCAGATCAAGCTTTTGCAGAAAGTTGTGAAAGCGGAAGGTAAATCAGTCAGCCATCAGGGATTCTTTGCTGGTGGCAGCAGTAGCGTCCGTATGCCGAAGGAAGAATAATGAGTGGTAGGCGTTTCTACGAACTTACATTTAAGGCAAGTGGTGAACCTGTTTATTTTGAACATCTTGGTCATATTCTTAAGATTTCAGGTGTGATCGTTCAGGGAATGAGTGAATCATTTGCCTTGATGCTACCTGGCAGTGAAGAACTTTTGCAGACTGGAACTCATTATCTGATCGAACGTAATTTTCAACCAACGCTTGAAGAATGGTCAGAAATTTTGCGTAGGCTTGATGATCCAGTCTATTTTGCTCAAGGTGAAGAAGGTCATTTGGCTAAAGTCATCCATCGCAAGCAACAATACGGCAATATTTCAGGCGCGGTCCAACAAAAGATTTGGGCGCGTGATAATTTCCAATGTCTTACCTGTGGCAAGAAAATGGGTGATGTGCAACTTACAGTAGATCATTGGATTCCCCTTGAACTTGGTGGCGAGAACAATGAAACTAACTATATCTCTATGTGCCGCAAGTGCAATAAATATAAAGGGAACATTCATCCTGAGAAATGGTGCGCTGACAATGACCTTGAATATAAACTTTATGTAGGCTATCTCAACAAAACTAATCATCATTCTCCTGATTTCATTGCAGATCGCACCAGATTAGGGGCTTGACATAAATCACTATTTGTGTATAATAATGGTCGCAACGTACATCGCAAACTTGGTACGTTAACATCAACGGGGACTTCTCGTAGAGAGAAAGTTTTGAAAGGTTGTTACCTCTCGTACGGGTTTTCCGTGACTTCGTAATAACTCACAAACCATTTCGGTTCAATTCCGAAGTCCCCGCCCAAATATTACACCATCAGGGATGAAAATTCTTGGTGGTTTTTCTGGACGGCTAGCTCAATGGTTAGAGCGCTTAGTTTTTATAGTTGTCATTCCTTGTACGGGCAAAGCACGTGATCGCCAGTGACTCTATTACAACTTACAAACATTTTCTGCTTATAACAGAGAGGTTCTTGGTTCGAATCCAAGGTCGTCCACCATTGGCAAATAAAATAAGAGGCTATGAGTAACAGGAAAGCTAATGCTGGATGTGGTTGACTTGGGTGACACATCTAAACCGAACCAGCGGTAACGGCGAAGCGCCCAAGCGAGAAAATAGCCCACCCCCGCGGTGCTGTCGAAGATAGGAGAGGGTGAACTGGTAGCCCTCTCCGCAAAGTTCGGAATGTAGGAAAGTGGTAATCCGCACGGTTTGGGTCCGTGAAATCGCTGGTTCGATCCCAGCCATTCCGACTAGCTCGTGACTCAGCAGGAACTTACAAACTTTTCACATCGGTTCGAATCCGATAGTTCGCACAGCGAATTTAGCATAGTGGTAATGCACAACCCAGTGGAGGTTGCAAACCAAGTAAAACAGTTCTCACATCTTGTACGAGCTAACTTTTAGAAACAACCATCGTGACTCTGTAAGGTCATACAAACTAAGTAGCTCATTCGGTAGAGCATTCGACTTGTAATCGAACGGTAGCAGGTTCAAACCCTGTCTCAGTTATCAATCTGACCTTACCTCTTGTACGATAGTTTTTTGCCCCACAATAAATCATGATTGATTTTATACCTGTTTTCAAGTATAATTTAGCAGCATAACAATCTTCCTCTCTTGGGCGATTGCAAGCCTCGTGCCTGTGGTCGCCCAAAAATTTGCGCCCAAGGATTTGAGCATAAAGATTTGAGCGCAAGAATTTGTCCACTAACAAAGGAGAAAATATGGACAACGTGAACAAGATTTTAAAACCCATTTTATATCTCGTACTAGTTGTAGTGATGGTATTCGGTGGGCGTGTGTGGGGGACATCTGAAGTCGATCAGATTATTGACGAGGCCAAGCAGACTGCTGAACTCGCCAATGAAACGATTGGTCAGTTGGAGGGGGAACTTGACGAACAGGAAGGATCCCTTAGCGAGCAGGAGCAAGATATTGCTGAACTTAATGCGATCATTGCCGACTTGTTAGCTAATGAAGAAGAGATCACCATCCTACCAGCCCCTGAAGCTACTGCTGAACCAGTTGCCACTGAACCTGTTATTCCTGATGGAGCGATCTTTGTGATCGTGGTCAAAAATAGCCAACTTGGTGTTTTTGAAGCCCATGCTTATAACGATGCCGGTCGTCCGATCATGGTCAAAGTTCAGTCTGGCGCATATCTTGAAGGCGAAGCCATTTTGGTACTTGCTGAAAAGGTAAAATCTGATGGAGGCAAGCTGTTCTATGAAATTGTAGGCCCGCGTTATGCGGGAATGTACGTGCTTGCTGACCAGGTTGAACCGGTAGAATAGAAAAAGATCGAAGATCGACTAGCCCCCTGGGAAACTGGGGGGCTTTTCCTAACCCCGTAGCTCAGTTGGTAGAGCAACCGCCTTGTAAGCGGTAGGTCAAGAGTTCGACCCTCTTTCTCGGCTCCTAATTGCCTTTATGACGTAATCTGGTAGCGTACCTGCCTTCCAAGCAGAGGGTTTCGGTTCAAATCCGAATAAAGGCTCCTAGACTGGTAATGATGCCAGTCAAAAAATTATTCCTATACGGAGGTTTTGTCTAATATGTTTAAGACAAAAGAATTTTGGTTCAAGGCTGTTATTGCATTGGTCATTATGGCTACTGTGGCTGGGAGTGCTGTGCAGATTTCTGCTAGTAATCTTCCCGTTGTTGAACCAAAGACGGTTGAAGTGGTAAAGGTAGTTACAAAGGAAGTTCAAGTTCCTGGGCCTACACAGATTGTGTATGTTGAAGTAACTCCAGTACCGGAAGAAACTACAGTGGTGGAGCCCACACCCACCCCCACATACAATCCTAATGCTGGTTGCCAACTGGCTACCATTATTAAGGACAAACAAGCAACTTACCATTTAGTTGGCTATAACAAAAATGGCTATAGTATTTTTGATGTTTGGAGTATGGTGGAAAGACTTGTCTTTAAGCAGGGAGAGAAGTTGATGGTTAAGGATGGCTCTCCTATTCGTGGAGATGGCTTGATTTTTTGGTATCAACTGTGTTCAATGCCGACTCACTACATTCCTGCAAAAGCTGTAAATCTTCCTAACGTTGGTTGGTTGGTAAGTTCCTAATGGGAACTGCTCGTCTTTATTTAGACGACAATATTAGTGTTATGATGGGTCTGCTCGATAAGGGGGAAAGAGCAGACCTCATCTACGCTGATATGATGTATGATGATTTAAATTTTACATGGGTAAATCCATGTAAAGATTTACTTAATGATACTGGTAGTATTTTTATACAGACTGATTACCGAAGTGTTGCCCAATTAAAGCTTTATCTGGATAGCCTTTTTGGGAAGTCTAACTTTATCAATTGGATTATTTGGCCTTATGATTGGGGTGGACGTAGTAGTCGGCGGTTTGGAAGAAAACATGACGACATCCTTTGGTACTCAAAAACAGGAGAATATAAATTTTATCCAGAACGTATTTCTATTCCCAAAAAAATGCAAGATTCCAAATTTAATCCTTCAGGAAGAACACACAAAGTTCCTACTGATGTGTGGGAAGATATAGGCAATTTTCATACTATGGATAAAGAACGAGTTCGTGGAGAAGATGGAAAATCTATTCATTGGCAAAAGCCATTGCGTTTGATGGACAGAATAATTTTAGCAACAACTGATGAGGGAGATACTGTAATAGACCCCTTCATGGGAACAGGCACGACTGGAGTCGCATGCGCAGAACTCGGCAGGAATTTTATCGGCATTGAAATTGATGAGGATTACTTCAAAATCGCCGAGAAGCGCATCAAGACCGCGTACGCTCAGCAGGTGATGTTTTGAACCCGACATATAGGATATTGGATGTCACATGCAGCGCGCGGTCTATTTGGTATCAAAAAAACCGGGGCGACGTAGTTTATGGTGATATTCGAGTTGCCGATATTTGGGTTGGCAAGGGAAAGAATGGCCGCAGGTGGAAGATATCCCCAAATGTCCAGTTTGACTATACTCGGTTGCCATTCCCAAACAACCACTTCAAACTTGTGGTTTGGGATCCACCGCATCTTATAAATGTCGGGGATAATAGTTGGTTGGCGCAGAAGTACGGGAAACTATTTGCGGATTGGAGGGACAATCTTCGGGGAGGCTTTGATGAGTGTTTTAGGGTATTAGAAGAGAATGGCATATTGATTTTCAAATGGAGCGAGGCAGAAAAAACAACCAAAGAAGTTCTATCTCTTGCGCCCGCTGAACCATTGTTTGGTCACACAACAAGAAGTAAAAGCAAAACAAACTGGCTGACTTTCATGAAGGAAACCAAATGATTGATGGATATTGGTTATCAATAAACGATGGTGATCCTATTCCACGAAAGGATAAAACAATGGACTACTCCTCGGTGTGGTCTCCACTTATCAACCAGTTGCATCTCAAAATATACAATGATATAATCTGTCTATGTACAAGAAAACTATCCCCTTACTTCTAATCCTTATTCTCATTCTCATATCCTCAATTTCAGCTTCAGCTACTACTCTTGGCAACTGTTTCGATCATGATGAAAAGCTGGACTTCAGTTCTGAACACTACGAATATGATGCGCCTACTAGCTATATCATTGACGAAGCAACATTGAAAGCTGGAACTGAATGTTACTTTGAAACTGTTCCAGGTTGCTATATCTTTGAAGGCGTTGGCACAGATCATGTTGAGATCACTCGCATTGGAGATGGTCCTGATTGTAAACAGATTTCACATGTTGAACTTGGCTTCAAGCAGATCGAGAAAACTGTTACTCCGACTTTGGTTGACCCCACCAACACTCCAACTTTCACTGACACAGTTATACCTACTGACACAAATACCCCTGATCCAACGCACACTAATACTCTAATTCCACCAACGGCTACGAAAACGCATAAGCCGCAACCCAGTAAGACCCCGCATCCAACCAACACCGTTTTCTACCCAACAGGAACGCAATTCACCACGACTGAAACCGAAAGTTACATTTGCCAAGTAGTAACAGAAATTGTTGTCACTGAAGTTGTAGGCGTTACTAGCGTTTGGACCGAAAGCGGATGTTGTGGATGTTGTGGTTGCCAACAAACGCAATTTGAATACTCTGAACCCATCAGCAGCAACTGGGGTTTGTTTGGGATCGCGTTGGCAATCGTGGTTGCTGGTTGTGCAATTGGGATTGGGTTTGCGGTAAGAAAACGACATTAACCACTTGACAAATCAGTATAGGTTGTTGTATTATTAAAGCGACCGACCCAGAACTTTAAATCAGCGCGACAGCGGACGAAACTCCTGTTACTAATAACAGCGGTGAGACGAAGGCTATCTCTGGTCAAGATAGCGTTTGATAAAAGTCTGTCGCTCACCGTTCTCGCCGTTGTTACTAGTCATAGGAGTTTTTTTATCCAAAATGCCTGTGTAGTTCTAAAGGTAGAACGATAGGCTTCCAACCTATGCGTTGCTGGTTCAAATCCAGTCACAGGCTCTAGGAATGTAATGTTATGAATGAAGTTAAGAAAAGTGAGAAACTAAGTTTTGTTCAAGAATTCTTTTTACATTTAGCTAATGAATTTGAAGCAAAAGCAAATGATACGTTTAAAGCACATCCATATCCCGAAACTTTTGGTTATGCTGTTGGTGAAGTATATTATGCAGTTTCTCAGTTGTTTTATGGTTTAGTATAAATTATGGTATTCGTAGCTCAACTCGTTAGAGCGTCCGACTGTGAATCGGAAGGTTGCGGGTGCAAATCCTGTCGAATACCCTGGGTCTAAAACCCTCCATTCGGAAAAGGACTGGTCTAGGCAAACCTCAAGGAGATTACCCTTTCAAACTTGAAACTATGACCTAGGCCAGTCCTAATGGAACTTTTACATAATAGCAAAAGGTGCGTAGCCTAAATGCGGAGTAGCTTAACTGGCAAAGCATCAGCCTCATAAGCTGAAAGCTGGTGGTTCAAGTCCACCCTCCGCTACTAGGGGCATTACCAGGAAGATGTGATATCCTCGGTTAACTCCCCTAGCTAACCTCGAAGCGTCTGCATGCGGACAATCGGGGTGACAGGGGAACGTTGGGCAACATGTCCAAACTGGAGAGACAATTGTTCCCCGCCACGAGAGACGCATGTGGTGTGCTTATCTGTTTTGAAAACAGCGATGTCAGTAATTCCGGCGTAAGGGTTCGACTCCCTTTCTCTCGTCTGAACAAAGTAAACTCATAATGTCAACTGGCACGAGCCGTTAACTGTACAAAGGATATATTATGACACTCGATATGATTGAATCCGATGGTATCACGAATGAAGATTGGGCAGATCAAGATTGGACATCGTTTTTCCCCACAGAATTTGAAGAAGAAACTCCAGAACAAGAAGCTGCTTGGGCGTTGTTAGAAACCGAGAATCATAAAGACGAGAAACATCAAGAACGTCTTGCTAACTGTGGCAAGCAAGCTTATTTCTTTAATCCTCTTACCGGCAAACAACAGGGATACGTTTTCTATTGCGATCTATTCCGTGAATGTCCGCGGTGTCTGGATCGTAGAGCCAAGAAAACATATAAGCGAGTAGTCGATCTTATTATAAAGAAAGACAAGATACATACAGCCATGGTAGATCATGAAGAAGCGCGCAATTTGCTTCGCAGGCTTGGAGCGAATAAGAATCAGTTCTCGCGTTTTCCTATGGATGATGGCAACGACCTGCTTTTGCTAGACCTATCAGAATTGAGCGTTGATAGAGAAAATGTTGCGTTTGTCAAAATTGATATAGATTGGATAATGGCGCAAGATTGGCGTTTTATTATGAACACTCCTGATGGCACACGAAAATCAGGGATGCTGCATATTCCCCCTCCTGGTCCTGAAAAAGAAGAGACTGTGCAGATCGCAGTTCCAGAATTCGTCACCAGCGCAGTTCCGTCCGAAGTAGCGGCATTGATGGAAAAGATTGTCAAAGAAACTGCTAACTTCAAACCTACCAATGCTGAAGAGGTCAAAGCGTACTTGTGGCAACGTGTGATGCGTGCGGTACGAGAACTTGAAAGCCGCGGTCACTACGTTGGAGTATATATCAAGATGCACAAGATAGCTCCAAGCAAGATCGCATGGGAAAATAGTGGCGAAATAAGTAATGTTAATACGAATTATTTGACGCGCGATACCACTAGAAATCCTGTTCCGATACCCATTCTAACTGGCTGACTGAGGGAAATGGGCTGAAAATAGCCCAAAACTCTTAGAAAAACTCCTACCAATTACTTGACAAATATAAAATGTTTGATAAAATATAAGTATATAAATCACTATTTATAGAAAATACAGGAGTACTGAAATGAATATCGAAATAAAAAATGCAATAATCACTGGAACTATATTGGGAAAAGAAGATCACGGAATCTTCTCCACAGTTTACCTTTATTTAGATTATGGCAGTAGTGGACAGGGGTTTTGTGGGTATTCTCTTAACACTCCCAATGGCGAAGAAGATACCCACATAGGTACAGCATGGGGAATGGAATTCATTCTTAGGATTATGGATGTGTTGGAAGTTACTAGCTGGGAAAAACTTCCTGGAACTCACTGTCGCGTAAAAGCCGAGCATAGCAAGGTTCATGCGATTGGGCATATTCTCAAAAATAAGTGGTTTGACCCAAAAGTTGACTTGTCCTTCTTATTAGATAAATAACTAGATGTCACATTTTCTAACCTTACTCAAATCCACTACCCGTGATATTTCTGGCCTCGAAGTGCCGGATCGGGTGAACTACACCACATTTTTACAGTGCGTTGTATCAATGCCTGTAGGAGAAGGAGCATAATGGAAAACTTTATCTATTCTTCTGGTAAGACATCACTAATAAATGGGATACTTAATCTGCTTGAAGATGATATTAAAATAGCATTAGTGACAGATAAATATGAACCAAAATATGATCCTTACAATTGCCTAGATACTGTTTTTAGTGACATAAAAGATGAAGTTCAAGGTATTGGATATGTTGCGGGAGGCAAAAAACTTGTCAATAAGCGTATAAAAACTGGTAAAAAAGGCAATGTTATATTTACTGCCGATAGTGTGACGTGGAAAGAAAGCACATTTTCTACTCGTGCGGCTATTCTTTATCAAGATACTGGGAATAAAGATACTAGCATTTTAATAGCTTATATTGATTTCATGGAAAATCAAGAGATTGATAACTTAGATTTTACTATTGAGTGGAATAATAAAGAAGTTTTTGAACTACGAGATTAAACTGTCTAGGAGCACACTTTCTTCATAGAAGAAGGTAGACACAAAGGAGTAATACTATGCGATCTATAATCTGCTTAGGAATAATTGTATGGATAGGAAGTCAAGATATTAAAATTTTCTTTTACGTTGGCGACTTTGGCGACATTTTAGCAAAATTAATCTTTCTTACCTTATATGTTTCTGGTATCGTCTTTTCTTTCGTGCAAGATTGGAAAGAAATCAATAAATGACCGATCTAATCATCCCCGACTCGCCCCGCGAACTAGGCGCGCCCCACGATACCTGGCGACCAGCGCAAAAGGAAATTTACCGCCAGACCCGTGAACTTTCCCTAAACGGCGGTGGAATACTGATTGCAGAGGCCCCGACCGGAATTGGAAAATCCGGCGTGGTTACAGCACTAGGCCACCACGACCCCATCACAGCTTGTGTTCATACTCTTCCACTCGTAACTCAGTATGAACGCGAATACGGTTTCAACGCTATCCGTGGACGGCAGGAGTATCCCTGCAACTATGATGAGAAACTAGAATTTTGGCAAGATGAATGGAAAGAAGTTCCTACTGTAGCAGACTGTTCATTCTCTTCTATGCTTGATTGTCCTGTTGTTCAAACTTGTTCTTACCACATTGCCAAAATGCATGCGCTTACAGCCCGGCGTACAGTTATGACCTATCGCTATATGGCTCTCAGTACCGCTATGCGTAAGCGCACCGGTATATTAGTATTTGACGAAGCGCATGATTCTGCAGAAGAATTGATCCGTTTCAATAAGTTGGAATATTTACACAAAACGATTGCACACCACGAACTTCCAGAATTCCCTATCAAAGAGTTCGGTCCTGACAACAAAGGCGCGCTATTGGGCGATGCTTACACCACAATTATAAAGTGGCTGGAAACTTGCTCAAAACTACTAGATACATCTGAACTAGATCACTCCCGCCGTGCAGCTACTAGACGCAGAATGAAAGCTAATATCGATCATTATATTGGCGATGTTCTTAACGAAGATGACTGGTTTTTGCAAGTTGACAACAACGGCTTCTCAATTATGGCTCTGTTGGCTGACCGGATCGCAAACAAGATATTTTTCCACAAACACACTAAACTCCTAATGAGCGCAACTATCGGCAATCCTGCGCCACTAGCGCATATGTTAGGTATTGATGATTATAAGTTTTCTACTTTTGAACACCCTGTTCCGGCGCAATACCGCCCTGTGTTCGATCTCAAATTCCCACGTATGAGCAAACGGGTTTTACATGAAAATCCCAAGTTCTATGAAATCCAATCTAAGGGAATTCAGAAATGGATACAACAGTTCCCTCCTAACTGGCGCGGTGTGATCCTGACCTCTAGCTACTATAAGATCAAGAAGATCATGGAATTTATGCCAGAGAATGAACGTAGATTTATCGTACAGGGTCAAGGACAACGCGTGAATGATATTACGACCAAGTTTATTACTGATGTGCGACCAGGTGACATCATGGTTGGCACTATTCAGGGAATGGGCAGTGGATTAAACCTCAAAGGCGACTTGGCGCGCTGGCTGGTGATCGCATCTGTAGCCAATATAAATCCAACAGATGAATATATGAAAGTACGCAGGCACAAGTTTGGTGGACGCACCTATGAAGATTGGATCACCTATAACGCGATTGTACAAGCTGCTGGACGGATTTCCCGCGGTACTCGTGACGAAAATGGGGAATATATCACTAACTATGTCGCATTGGCTGACGGCAAAGCTACTGTCAATCGAGCGATGGCAATGTACAGCGACTGGTTCAAGGAGGCAATTGTATGACCACTATCAATATCCGCACCAAAAAACCACTTACCCGCCAGCAACAATCGCTTTTGGCGCTCTTGCTCAAGAATTCACCTAATCTTGTGACCCACACACAGATAGCGCAGTATGTTGGCGGATACACTGGAAGCCCGCGCTATGACCATGAATATTCACGATCTCTAACCCATCGATTGCGAGAACGGCTTGAAAATCCAGATATGATCGTGAATGTCAGCGGTATAGGCTATAAAATAGTTGTGGAGGAGTAATTAAATGAAGAAATCTAAGTTGGTTTTATTTTTCATTGGGACTATAGTTGGAGCAGCTGTTATGTCAATACTTGCTTTGCAACGTGTACATCCAATTCCAACTATAGTCACTATACATGACACTGATTATATTCCAAAAACAGTTATATCAACTCGATATGAAATGCCTATTCCTGAAGAAGGTAATATGTATATTCAAATTCCTGTTTATTGGGGAGAGGAAGGGTTTCACTTAGTCCCTGATAAAGATCATTTGCAAGGAAAAAATATAGGTCAATATTTACCTGGAACAGGGATTATCGTTGCTAACAGTGAGGGTACTGCACTTCATGAAGTAGGACATTTGGTGGACGAAGAATTAGGACTTCCAGGCGATACTGAAGAATGGAAGCGTGCGGTGGACTTGCTTGCACAGCAATGTAGATCAAATGTGTATAATAGAGTATATTGTTTTGTTGCTTACTTTCCTGGTATTAATGGTAATCTTCATCCTGGTTGGGGGGGGTATGGCGAATTATATGCAGAACTTTACCACTATGTGGTGATGGACTATTTTGTACTGCCACAAGAACTAGCAGAATTTTACCCTGATTGGATTAGCAGATGAAAGTTTGTTTAAACGAAAAGGAGTAACTATGTGGATTAACATTCTACGCCTACTTATCATCCTTGCAATCGGCCTAGTTTTTCTACGTTGGGCTGAGAAGGTGAAAAATTCGGAAAACAGGAGAATGAGATGAAAACACTAGGACGCGCTGCACTAATTATTATTCTTATTTTTATGCATTTGCCAACTATTGTAACTTTTCCAGTCCCTATTATATTTCTCATAGGTGGTTTATCACTACTATTTGTACTTCATGGAGAAGATTCATGATTGAAGGTATGATGTGGTATGACAATGATCCCAAACTGGATATCTCTACACGTATCCAGCGTGCTGTAGCCTACTATTTACGCAAATTCGGCAAACAACCCGATATCTGTATGGTTCATCCCATCACAATTGAGAAGGAATGGACTAAGGTAGAAAACGTGTTCGTCTATAAAGCAAACTATATTCAACCTAACAACTTCTGGCTGGGCCAGAGAGAGGATAAGCAAAATGTTTGAATCTATCTTTAACTTCGTTTTCAGTACAGCTTTTATATTTGCCGCTCTAACAGATTTTATTGGTCTGACCTATTCATGATTGATGAAGGTGTACGCGGTATTTTCTACTGGGTCGCAGCGAATATACTCATGTTCATTGTGATGGCATTTGTCGGCTTGTTGATCTTCACACACGGGTTTGAGCAACCATTCCCGATATACTAAATATTTGACACACTAGTACAAACACACTGCAAACGTTTGCGAACAAGTTGGGCGCTTTTCCCAACTAGACGCTGAACAAATTATTTGACCAAGGATCGGTATGAATAAACTTCAAAACAAAACAAAGTTGCATGAAGTAAAAATAATTGTTAGAAAGTACATGACAACTCATGATTCTGGCAGCAAATGTGTCTCTTATAGCCAATTTGAGGAATGGATCAACGTACCTTTTGAGACAGAAGGACTGCCGTTCCATATCAGTTCTCAAGTATTATGGGGATGGAACACGGGCAAGCACATCCCCAAACGGGATACTTTGCAAATGCTGAAGAAGTTTTCACTCCCCGATATGTGGCAGTATGAGTTTGCTTGTGAACTATTGGAAGTTATTGATAATGAGGAAAATCGAGACTAAACACCCACAATCTTCACTACTGCTTGAGATTGTGGGTGTTATTCTGCTATTTTCGTGTTGCGGATTGTTGAGTTTAGTTCTTAGTTTTCACTGATTGGCACTAACCACTCAATATTCTTCAGCCACCAATACGAGTAGCTAACTGCCTGTCCACCACAATCATTCCCACCCAGGCATACTTCAATATTGTTGATCCCGCTTGTAGCATACCATTTTTGCCACAAGTCATAATCGACTTCAATATGCAAATGACCTAATCCTGTGTTCAGGTACATATGGAACGGCTGACTGCAATCCACTACTAAATAAGGCCCTTCCCACCCATACCCAGGTCTGCGCACCCACACACTCTCACCGATATGCGCACAGGACATCAATGTGACCGCTCCCTTGTATCCATTCAGCGACATTCCCCTGTTCCTGACCACCTGATCCATGATCCCAGGCGCATAATAGGTCGCTGGACCAATCGTATACTTCGGATAAGGCAGTTTCCATGTCTCAGGCGATATCACCCCAGGAATACATGTTCCTAACATGTCAAATCCATCGTACGGATTTTCATTCTGGCAATTCACTTCCCAAAATATATCGCTTACCCGTTCTACAGTCGCTATATATGCTTGCGTATAATCATGCGCTTCAGCCGCACTGATCGAACTTTCACCCACACTTGGCACAGAAGTTGGTTGTAGATCATCTTGGGTAACAATAGGACTAGCCATTTCTCGGCCATTTGCCATGCTTCTAAACTGCCCTATTTCTATTTTTGCTACATCGGGCACTTTCTGACCTAGATCAATAACCCGTTCTGGATCAATTATTTCTCGCAAGTATTTGTTCAAAGCGATCTGATATTCATCAATGTTCCTGAATGCCATATCATCAGGACTCCATCGCCAATTATTATCATATCCGCCAAATTCAACCAGTTTCATAAACCACTCATCGTATTTTGTCGGTTCGCTTTCCTCTGCTGGTGGCTTTAATCCTTTCCACACCTCAACATCACGGACCATCCACTCGTTCACTTGATAATTCCCCTCGTCCCCACTGACCATCCCCCACCGTTTTGCTGTTTGCCAGTCCACTTCCACACTTTCTTTAACATACGTCAAAGTAGTATACATATGCGTCCGCTGACTGCAATCGACCACCAGGAACGGTCCCTCCCATTCGCCTCCGGGTCGTTTCAACCATACAACTTCCCCAATATCGGCAGGAGAGAACATTGAAACGCCGCCCACAAATCCCTCCAGGCTCATCCCTCTGAACTCAGCCGTAGCATTCATTACATACGGCGCATACCATACAGCTTTGCCAACAATATGTTGCGGTGCAGGGCTGAACCAGGTCTTATTCGTTATCAATCCGGGAACGCATTGCTCCCGGTCATGGTAAGCGCAAGCCTGTGCATTCGCCGATTGTGTATTAAATACGAACACGCCTACCCCCACTGCGACCAGAAAGCAGAGTCGCAAAACAAAACCAAGCCAATAAATCTTGTTCTTCATGATTTATTCTCCTTTTGCTACTTGAGAATACTTATTCCAATCCCCACTGAAAGTATATGAGAAGGTAGTTCTTCACTATTCATCTATAAATCATTATACCCTATAGACTGTTTAGGATGTCAAGGGTTACTTTTCTTCCGGTTTTTCCCCTTTTTTTCTTCAATCATGTCTACAGCTTCTACGATCCCCATTTTGATCGCATCTTGGATACCATCTTTGATTTCTTTACCCAATTGGTCAGCGATCTTAGTCGCCATCAGTTCAGTATGCGCCTTGATCCGTTCTGCATTTTTATCAACGATCTTAGTCGGTTGAATATATCCACCAATGAAAAATGCTAATATTCCCAGCATCCCTGCTGATTGAATTGCTTGTAATATCAATGAAACATCTGTGTCGCCCATTTTAGCCTCCTACGGGAATAATGTCCGCCACGACCCACCAATGAATACTTTGTAAGTCGTGTCAGCTGTGTTCACTACTCTACGTCCATTCCAACTGCTTGCTGCTGCAAAATCGCCAGTATCACTTTTGATCTCAACATTATCTTTCCCTTGTGTTTCTAGCTCGCTTACGCGTCTTGTCAAATCTTGAATGATCTCAAACATTCTTTCATTCGGATCAATGTTCTTCTCGCTCGGTTGTGGCGCATTGATGTCACGCAGCATATTTTCTGACATATTAGTTATCCACAAGCTTCTAGTTCTGACATATTAATCTAATTCTAATATATCAGTTATCTGCAAACTCTGCTTCTATTCGCTCGCCCTGTGCATTCGCGCTCACATTGACACGCGCTTCGACCAGTTTCTTAGAAAATTCATTGCCTTTGAATCTTGCAGTCACCAGGTCGCCCCAGGTATAATGTTTGCCATAATAAATATCTTGCAATTGTAATACATTGAATCCCAATCTGGTATCGAATTTATTCTTTTCTAATATTTCTTCAGCTTTAGACTGCAGTTGTGCGTCCTGATCCTCTCCGCTTGCGCCGCTCGCGCTAACGGTCTTTTCAATTCTGTTCCATGGCGAATCATATTTTGCATCGTTTTCAGCCAAATAGAACTGTTTAGCGTCATCTGTACCGCGTCCCAATGCATACGCCGCTGTGATCTCGGTCGATCTATCTTCACTTAAAACAGGAATTACCATATTACCAAACCCAAGTGAAAAGATCACAGGTGAATTCCCGTCCGCATTATTCTTAGTTCTATCAGTTCCACGTTGCCCCTCATAAGTTCTAAATTCAAACAATGCATCTTCAATACCCACAATATCAAAATCTATCACAGTTCCTACTTGCTGGCTTGCAAGCGAGATCTGCTGCAAAGTGCTCAACAAATTCTTGTCTGCTACAGTCCCCTCCCATGCTGCCCCACCACCCCCATCTGCCTCCACTCCCAATCCAGGCATTACATTATCAGCCGCGCGTCCATTAGTAGCAAGCGCGGCCACGCCAATATTCTGTCCTACCAGTTCTTTCATCACAGTTTCAGAAACCCCGGATTTCGTGGCATACGCGCTTCCAGCCGTATATTTGATTTCAGCCCTTCTTGCCAGATCAAGATATGAAAATCCATACGCAATGAACGAATTATTATCATTTTGGTAAAAAGTATCATTGTTGGTCCGGTAAAATCCTTCCCATTCCAAATACCAGTCCAGATCGAGTATCAAATTCCTGCGCCATATCTCGATCTGTCCATCCAATTCAAATAAACTGACGCGGTTGTCTTCTCCATTGATCTCGAACCGTACTGTGCCGCGGTCATTGACCTTATGGGTGAACTGCAATGCGCGCCAGGTATCAAATTCGGCTACCAACTGACCATCTTGGTCTTTCAACCGCACTTTATAGCTCGCTAGTCCTGGGGATGCAAGTATAGGACGCTGGTTAGGAATAGTGAAAAACTGTTGAATAGTTGGCGAAAATACTGTACCAAGCCCAAAAGTTGTTGATGGGTTTACTAGCGGTAAATGGGGAGTGTTAACTGTACCAAGCCCGAAGGTCGTATCTGGTGAAAATGGTATTTCTGTGAAGGATAGAGCGACTCCAATGTAGCCTGCCGATGCCGTCCAGCTTGCGCCCCATGTTTCAGCCCCGCCAGTCATGCCCTCGAACTTAGCGGCGGCGTTCCGGTTGCTTCCAACATCTACATCGTGCAACTCGGCCTGACCGTCACCCCAACTGACCGCCGCACTTATACCGGAGTCCACCTGTACCAATTGCACTAGCATATCATTCGCGTTCGCGGCAGTGCTATTTGTTAGGCTTGTACCGCTTCCTGTTACTGGATCAGTGTCGCTTGGTATGGGGTCAGCGTCTTGAATGCCGATAACCATAACCGACCAGTCGGCGCCGGCTTCGTTCATTACGGCTGTAAAGTCATTGTTGCCGTCCGCGGGCAAACCATCATCGTCTGTAATGGCATATACATGAATAACATTGTCGCCGTTTGCTTGCGTCAGTACCAATGTCGGTGTTTGTCCGCCATAATCAACACTGCTGACGGTCGTATCAGATGCCCACCGCCCCATAATAATGCATAAAATAACCCGATTGTCACCAGACGGTTGGTTATACGTCACAATACCAGTTGCAGACGATGCATCTGTAATGACACTAGTGCCGAGTTCGGTTGGGAAAGGCATTTCTACTTAGTCATCTGTTTGTTGTTTTTGTTACGGACAAACGCCCAAAGCGAACCAGCCCTCAGCAGGAGTATTCACTTCTAATGGCGCATCTTTATCAGACCCAAAATCAATGTAACAGATCAACGCGCTGGTCGCATCTGCACCACTATTCCTGAAAATGACCATGTAGCGCGCACCTGTCCACGTATCCGCGTTCCATCCTGTAATATCATCGGATGAGAATTCACAGCGGTCATTCGCTGTATCTACTGTGGTCGCAGGATTTGCCAATGTCTTACGCGCATACCCACCGCCAACAATCTCATTGGCAGATATGTCATCTACGAACTCGTCTGTATCGATGTTTGGCGTGTAGCCGCTGTCAAGCAGCATCGCCTGGATCGTATCATTCAGCAGGTCAATGTCCCCATCCATGAACTTTTTGAACGCGGTATTGTAATATTCTGTCATGCTAAACTCCTAGTTTTCATAGAACTGTTGCAATTCCAAAGGAAGATTTTCTATTGTGCCGTCTGCCAGAGCATACAATTCTGCATACAATTCACTGTACCCTCCCCATCCACCATAATAAGCTGTATCAAAAATAGTGCAATATTCACATTTTACTTTAGGAATGAGTATTCCAGGAAACATAGCGATGTAACCACAGTAAGTATTGTGCAGGTCGTAGAGGTCGCAAGTTTCCAAGTATGATTGAATTACACTCTTGAATTCTTTGGTTGTACTGACAAAACGATAATTTCTGTCTAATTGATGTCCTTTCTCGTGCCAGCAATAGAATTCTGTAGAACATGCAATTGCATCTGTAACAGGATTATATCTGTTCATTTGTGGCGGCATTGTTAAAATCGCTGTAAGTCCACTAAAAAGTATCATTAAAAGAAACGTTATAATAAGTTTTTTCATATCAAACTAATTATACAATACAGTTTGTAAACGTTATATTAATGATTCTATCTCAACCCGTACAGCGATGCGGTATTTCCTGCAATAAGAACAGTACCTGGAGCATTCCAATTATATAGTTGAATGCTAGTAATAGCGTTAGTGTTTTTCCAAATACTTCCCTCAAAGTTAAGAGAATTTTGAAAAGGATTGGTATTAATCAATATAGATTGCTGAATTGCTGTCTTATAGAACACTTCTTCTGCATAGTTTGGAATAAGTATTTCAAATGGAGACACAAGACCAGCAGCAGAGTTAGAATCGTTAAGATTACCAAAAGATATTCCATCAGTAATAGAATTAGAACCTGCTTCAAAAGATGCGTTGCCAAATACTATATCCTGAGTATTATAGTTACTCCCTGTATCCTCATTAAAGCTTGCTGCAAAAAATTCCCAAGGATTCACACCTGAATTCGTCATGCGCACCGTGCCAATGATTTTCAGATGTTTATATGTTTGTGGAATATTCTGAAAATCGTACGCGGTCATGATTCCATCAGATGTAATACTTTCGATCAATTCAATATCTGGCTGTGCCTGCAAAGATGTTCTTGCATACTCTGGGTCACTAGAAACAGTGATTACTCCTCCTGTCGTAACAAGAACTTGCGCTAACGGAATTTCCCATATTCCACCACTATTCTGTGTCAGCGCAGGAGCAGTTGGCGATGCGGCTTCTGTTCCCTGCACAACAGCGACACGCGCTATTTGACTGCCAGGGTTTAGTTGTACAACTATTCTATCAATACGCGGGTTTGATGCCGGAGTTTCTATTGCCAGTGTCAATTGAGAATCATTCTCATAAAACCAACCATTCACTAATGCCGCACCGCTTTCAACAATCACGCCACCGCTAATGCCAGATACCGACAGACTGTTTAGATAGCCAAAAAGTACACCTTCATTATCGTTTTGTGTGAACAGTTTTTTCCAAAGACTATGAAAAACAGTTTCCAAATATGGCGCGAGCGTAGCATCCCCGGTCGCTATTCCTTCCCAATAATAAGAAGTCTCGGTCATTAGTTTAGTCCATAAAGTGTTGCTCTACTGCCAGTAATAAATGCTCCACCCGCACTGTTAAATATTGTCACTTGGTCTATTGCAGATACATCTTTCCAAACACCGCCAAAAAGTCCGATGTCAAAGTCTCCAACAGTTGTATTCGGAATGTGAGCCATAAGGTTTTGCGCCGATTTATAAAATGTTGTGTTTGCATAATTTAGAATAACTATTTCGCATATTGATGCATGATTAGCCGAACCACTTGCTCCTGTAACAAGTCCAACGTCCATTTCCGTTTGATTCGTAACCGCGTTAGCCGATGCTGTTGTATTTGATGCAAGTCCTCTCTGTCGATTATAGATCGCACTAGAGTCATTGTTAAAGCGCATTTGCAAAGTGGCCTCCAACGCGGCTGTATCAATCCTCCCAATAACAATAATTTTTAAATGCTGGTATGTTTGTGGAATAGATTGGAAATCAAAAGACGTAATTATTCCATTTCCATCAATACTTTGTATTTCCTCAAAAGCAGTTCCAGTAGATTGGACCAGCGGACTTCTTGCTGGTTCTCTCTCGTCTGTAAGCGTAATTACTCCGCCAATTGTAATGCTCACTTGCGCCAACGGGATTTCCCAGGTCACGCCATCCGTCTGCGTCAAACTCGGAACGCCCGCCCCTTCAACCCCGGTCACAATCGCTACGCGCACAGTCTGTGCCGCCCAAGATTTACGCAATACTACCCGGTCTACTCTTGTCGCCGCTGCAGGCGTAGAAACTGTGTTGTCAACATCTGCATCAGTCTCATAGAACTTCCCATCCACCAAAGCCGCGCCAGTCGCTACCCGGATCGTACTGCCGGATGGGTTCGTAACCGCCAGTTCATTCTCGTAATTCTCAATATATCCTTGCGTGGTTCGGTCACGTTGGAACAGTTTACGCCAGATATCTGAAAATTCATCGTTATCATATGGCGAATATTGTCCATCCCCAGTCGTTAGCACTGACCAATAGAAACTCTTTTCTGTCATAGTTAAACTCCAATATATTTATCAAACCAGCTAATAGCGATCCTTGAATTCGCATCTGTCTCGCCCGCTGCAATTCCGATTTCGTTCACTCCCCCAGGCGCGCCAGGAGCGGGTTCGAGATGAAACGTTGCCAAATCGCTGTCAGAAGTTAGTTCGCCAACTAAGTTATTTCCCAAATCATCTGTCACAGTCTTATTACCAAACTCAAGATTGATTGTCACTGTACGACCAGATACAATCGTACTTTCAAGTTGTATCTTTTCCTGTGTCGTGATATTTTGAATCACAGGTTGGATCAACGGCCCCTGCATGATGATCGTAGGATAAGATTTATATGTGCCGACATAAACAATTTCATTCGTAGGCACGCTGCCATCTGAACCAAATTCGATAGGAAACGTGATCGGAAATTCCAATTCGTCTGATACACTGGGAAGCGTCAAGTCGGCAAGCGTCTGGTTTGGATCAAATAAAACAGGATCGTGCGCAATGAATTGGATCGCTTCTTGAAAACTGAATTCATCCCAGCGTCCTTGTTGCGTCCCCATAAAACCAGGCCCGCTTTGAATGAACACACTCAAATCACGCATAGCGTTGTTAGGCTGAATGATCCGCAATACCCCGGATTGAAAACTTCCCAATGTCTGTCGATTAGGGCGAATGAAGTTCATAAACTCGGCTCGATGATCCCAATAATCCTGTCTGCACTCGCCATTGTAGCGGTGAAGCAACGTAATCACTCTTGGACCAAGTACAAACCCCAACGGCGTTTCCCCATCCTGAAACGGGCCTCGCTGAGTACGATATTCCACAGGAGGCATCCCCAAGCCGCCAATGCCAGCTATCATGAACTTATCAATATTATTATTGAATCGATATACTTCACCATCAGGCGTAATGTACTGGTTGAATTCTACTTGGCGTGTACGTGATAATGTTGGGATCATCATCTACCCTAATACTGCTACCATCGCCAGATCGTCTAATATCGTGTTTGGAGCCTGTGTGCGATAGTAATTAGCGTTCACTACTGGATTGAAACTCTGGTCAACTGAACCGCTGTTGTTCACAACTGAGGAGGGTAAAGTTTGCGGACTAACACCCATGACGCGGTCGCTTGCCATCACAAGGGCCTTCTCTGGGCCGCTGATATTATCTTCGATCCCTTTCATGAGGCCTGCCATCCAGTTTTTACCGATCTTAGCGAATTCAGTAGAAGGAGAATGCGTTCCAGTAACTAAGTTAATAAGATCAAGTGCTTGCTGCACCAATCTTTCAAGCCCTGGAAGCAGCACATTGTTGAAAAAGTTTCTA